CCGACGTAAAAAGCATCATTCATATAGCCAGCTAATGCACCAAAAACACCATCTATCCAACCATTACCAGTATTAACTTTTCCAGAGCCGCTAAATGACAGATATGATTGATACGGGTATGCGGATGCTTTTAATCCGATTGATTCCATATATTGGCTATACTTTTCATCAGGTAGTTGAAAATCTGTACCTTTATGCAAATTGACTACACCGTAAACACCACCTTCATTTTCTCCATATATGTCTTGAGCTTCGATATGGATCAGCTCACCACTATCACCAATCTCAACACGCCTGCCGGTCATCCAACCACGCTTATCAAAGTTAATGGCAATTAGTTGTTCAATTGGATTTCCAATGAATAATAGAAAATTTGCAAAATATCTATAACCTGTGACCTGACTGCTACTTCCGCCCATTTTCCACCACCTCTACAATCTGCAAAGCCATTGCATCGTTTGTTGATTTCACAATTTCAAGATCAATGCCGTTCTCGAGAAAATCCTGCCAATCCCAACCTTGAGACAAAAAAAATGCCCGCGATCCGCGAGCACACATTTTGGCTTTTCGTAAATCAGACATATAAATTTTCACTTGCCACCTTTAGATTTAATCGGTGTTGTGGATTGCCCCCAAATATGAGTGATGTTCCCATACATGTGCGGACTGCCAGCAATGTCACTAAATGAAGTGCCTTCATCTGCAATAGTTCCGTCTAACTGGTTTGCAGACTGGCGGTTTTTCTTCTGCATTTTGCGCATTTGCACGTAGTTGTAGATACCAACAATAACGGCAAGTACAGCAGCAATAATTAATCCAACGCCCATTGCATCACCTATTTAATTAATTGATTCATCACTGGGTTTTCACTCGGCATATATGGATGCCCAGCAAATCGGGCAGCGTTATCAAATTTTGTATGGCAAGTATTCAGAGATTGATCACACCCGGGTGCCAGCTGAATCACATCACCAACTTTCACACCAACATGCTCACGGTACAAAGTGACCGTATTTGCTGTATTGCCAACAACAAATGTATAAACACCGAGTTTTTTAAACAGGCCACGATTGAGATAACCCGCAGCATAAGTTTTGGTTTCCATGACCGGATCACCATCTGTATAAGTCGGCTGTCCATTTCCATCTAAGACTGGTTGCCCCAGCTCATCTAGAACAGGCAGCTGCTCAAAAACCAGATTGCCTTCAGCATCCTTCACTTGTGTTGGATTTACCGTGAATGCGATTGTCAGACCATTGATTGCTGTAACAGTCACATCGAATGCCCAGTCTTCAAATTTCAATCCACACCAACGGTCATAAATGGAATTTGGACAGGTTTTCTGGAATTTGCGTGTCAGAATGGTCCGGTTTAAATATGATTCACCGGTTGAACACACCAGCATCATGGTGTCTTCTGAATCATTGAATTTCGGCTGAGTCACACGCCCCATGAACAGCACCAGTGTTTCATTCTGTTCAAGTTCAAGGATGGTGAGGTAAACAGACTCAAAATAAATTTTGTTTAAGAAAATACTGGTAAAACTATCACCGGCTGCATTAATCAAAGTGCTTTGCGGAAAAGTGACTTCAATCTCGCACTTATCAATGTCTGCATCCTCAATGGCATCCCGATCCAAACCACGTACTGATTTATATGTGATGTCGTTATGGACGACATCTTTGCGATGGTTGGTGAAATACCAAGCTTTATTCCCGTGCTTGAACTGATAAAGCTCTATTTTGATATCCATTAGCTTTCTAACTCCAGAATTGGCACCGTAACCTGGCTAATCCCCGCACCTAAAAATTGAAACTCGATCTGGTCGGCATCGAAGCGGTAAAGGCCCATATAACAAATCGTTTGAATGTTATTTCGCTGGGCATTAATGGCTGGTGAAACGGTTAATGAGCCACCTGTTCGTGCAGTAATTTCATGCGCTGTCCATGTACCGTCTTTGCGCTTGACTGCGATGTAATTCCGGCTAGCTTCAATCAGGTATTTGGTATTGGTACTTAAGCTGGTGGTGATATTGCCAGTGTTTAAAATATTCAGATGTCGCTCATAAAGCGGTAACCAAAATGGACGATAGCGACCACCGCGACGAAACAGGAACCGGCGAAATTCCTGGAACTCATCCCAGCTTCGAATCAGTGATTTAAACGGCTTGGACTGCTTGGCTTTGGCATGATGGGTAAATGACTGAAAGCCACCAATGCTGTTATCCACCACGTTTTGATGCTGGCTCATCGTGATTTCGATAGAGTCCCCATCAAGGAGGAGCGGTTTAAAGTAAATATCCTGGTCTTTGTACTGGTCCGGAACATCGCCAGAATGCTCTGGCAAATCCTCTGCCAGTACACGAAAAACCATAGATGCATTGGACCAGAATCCGCCAGCATTAATCGAAGCATCGCCATCAATAATGCAGATCCGCAATGGCATCATCACCGCATTGGTTACCGTGATATTTGCTGCCAACCGGAAGCCATCCTGGTATTCAGTAATGAGTGGTTGAGTCACTTCATCGGTTTCCGGGTCCCTAATTTCTTCCTGGATGATGATGTAGCGACCACGTTCAGTAATCTCGACAACCTGACCACCTTCCTTGCTCTCAATAAAAGCAAAACCGACTCTAAGGTCGGCTATGGTGCTGGTCGTATCGAGAATGATGTAGTCATCGTCCACCATATCAGGAATGACTCGTTTAACCTGTCGCAGCGGAATGCCCCACTGTTTTCGCAGATTGGCAGACAGCATATGAAACATGTCACCCATGTCTTTGCGCATCTGAGTGTAGTTAAAGCTTAGGATCTGACGAGGTGTATCACGAAGCGGATATCGCTCTTCACTGCCATCATCCGCCTCATGAACTTCAGTCATCCATTCCAGGCGCTCAGTTGAATTAAGCAGAGGGCAATTTGTTAATACGTGGACTTCGCCATATTGTGATGTTTGTATTTTCATTTTGTCCTCGTAAAAGAAAACCCACCGAAGTGGGCTTATGCGATTCCTAATTCCTTGCGATTCTGTTTAAAGAACTTCACAAAGGCTTTCTTGCCGTCCGATCCAAACAAGTAATCTCCGAGTTTTTCACGCTCATCGACAATAACGAAGTTTGGATTCAAGTTGACTTGAGGCTGTCCAGTATTTGACTGCACCTGATCCATAGCCTTTTTAACTTCTGGATTTTGGCTGGGGTTTAAAACCTTTGGTGCGTCCATAACTAAACCACCATCGGCAAAACCATTGCGAATAGAATCGCGCAATGCGTAGAAGCCAGCTGGTCCACCAAGTGCTGCGATTTCCTCTTGCGTTAAAACACCCTCACCTTTGTGCACAATACCGGCTGGTTCATATTTCCCACCGTGACCAGTGAAACCACCGTCCGCATATCCGGATGGATTAAAAGAAACACTGCCGACTGTTGCTGCTTGAGCAAGCTGCAAGGCAACTGCTGCACCAGCCATAACAGGCGCAATATATGGACCAACATACGGGATGCCAGACACGGCGTTATACACATTGGAGTATGTTTCTGGGGCATTTAAAGCTACTTTTGCTGCTGCATATCCTTGAGATATGGCAAATGCAGCCTGATAATAACCGGACTCTTCACCGAGAACTGATTTCAAAACATCTGCAGTGCCACTGAAGTAATTTTCTCCCCACTCCGCATGTAACAATGCTCTTTTCTGATAGTACTCCTGATCAGTTATTAGCATTTGATCACGTGCGCTTTTTAGCAGATCGACATCTTGCTGATAGTAATCAGTCTGAGTAAATCTATCCTGGTATTCACCCCATGTTTTTTCGCGCTCGGCATTCTGATCCATGCCTTGCTGCATGTTGGTCTGCTTAATTAATGCATCTTTCATCTCAGGTGAATAAGATGGAGTATTAAGAATTTCTTCTCGGACTAAAGCATAGTATTCCTGCGCGTACTCACCTGCAGTCATCCAATTGCTTTTAGCTTCTAGCAATTGCTTTTTATCACTCAGCTCTTTTTGTTTCTGAGCTTGGTGATATTCAGCAACGTCTTTTTCATAAGCGGCTTGTTGAAGAGCTAAATATTTTTCAACAGCTTCCGGATTGCCTGCAAATGCTTCACGAATCTCTTTTTTAGCCTCTTCATTTTCAACAAACAACATTTGTTCTTCATTGAGATAAAGTTTATCTACATTTGATTGGCGTTCGAGAGATTGCTTTCTTAACTCTTCAGCATTTTCCCAATATTCACCTAACTCCTTGATGCTTAAAACGGCTTCTTTTCCTGTTAAGCCTGAGTTTTTTAGGGATGAGCCGTTTAAGGCAGTAAACCACTTATCAACCATTGGAGCATAGTTTGATGCCTCTTTGGTTTTGGCATTTGATCCGGTAAAACCTTTTTTATTTAAGCTTTTAGTTCCAGCAACACCAGCGTTATATGCAGTAATAGCATCTTTCCAGTTTCCAAAAATCTCAAATGACTTTGCTAAATCCTTTGACATTGCCTCCGCCACTTTCTTAACATCGTAAGAATCAGCAACAGATAAATCATATTGTTTACGGAAAATACTAGTAGTTTGCCCTGGCCCTATTGCACCAGTTGGGCTTTTTGCACTGATCACCCCTTTAGACTCTTGAGCAATCATAGCTGGTAAAAGATTTTCCGGAATTCCGTATTTAGCGCCAATGCCATTTAGGTTGTTTGCTGCTGAGATTTTTGCAACGCGCTCAAGCATGACAAGTTCTGATTTTGTGTAAGAGTAGTTCTTCTCAGCAAAATCAGCCCTTTTCTTTTGCTCGTCTGCAATTTTTTTCTCAGTTTCTTCACGCTTTTTAGTTTGCTGCTGGAGCTTATAGCCCTGCTCAATTTGGATATACATCTCTTTGCTGAGAAGCTTTGAATAAGGAATTCCTGCTTCAGCTCGTTTATCTGCAAAATACTCCGCTTGATTTCGAGACATCAGCCCACGAGAAACATTTGCATTAATGTAGTTTTCGCGCTCCATCTCTTGACCAATTGAGTTGTAAACCTCTCGCTCTTTTTGGGTAAGTTTAAGCAGTGCAGCACCACGGCGATCAATCGAGCTAGTAACATCATCATTGGTTTTAATGAGCTGCTTGTCGCGCTCAATCATTTGACCAATCAGGTTTTTATGCTTGTTTACCTCAGTTGAGGCATCGCGAACACTCGCCGCCTTCTTAATAAAGGCATCTTTTTCATCTTTACTTAATGATGTGCTTTTGCTTACTGCATCGGAGAGTTGTTCAAGTGTGATTTTTCCTGATTTATAGCCCATCACAAGATCAGAAAATTTGGATGCTTGCTCTGAAGTCATATCAGAGCCACGGACTACATTTAATGTGTATGCAATCAGCTTAGAATTTGCATCTTCATATGAAGTTGAAAGCTTTTCTAATTTTTCACGCTCTTCTACAAGTTGAGCAGCACGTTTGATTTTATCCAATTCGCTATATTTTTGAATTGCCTGTTCTACGGTTTCGTTATTTTCGCGTAAAGATACTGTGGATTTCGCAGTATTATCACGAAAAAGAAGATAGCTGCCTGCAACTGCTGCAACAGTTAAAGCTAGTCCTACTGGTCCACCTAATAATCCTAGTGCCCCACGAGCAACACCGCCTAAAACCGTCAATGTTGTTGTGGTTCCTGCGGCTTGAGCAGACATTCTAGCTAAAGCCAGTTGATAGCGTGTGGCTTCAATTGTGCCCATAACAAACGCTGGTGTGGCTTTTGCAGTCATAACAACAGCAACAGTGCCTACGGCAACAGCAACTACATCAAGATTATTTGCTACTGTTTGTACTACTGGAGCCAATCCATTAATCAGGCTTACCTGAACACCCTCAACCTGAAGGTTAAGCATTTGCATGTTTTCTTTTGCTAAGGCTAGTTTTTCAATCATCTCGTTAGACATGATCGCCCCAGCGTCACTTGCAGCCTGCCCCCACTTCTTAAAGCCAGCACCACCATTTTCTAGCAAAGGAATAAGGAGTGATGAATCGGAAATGATAGATTCCATATAGAATTTCATATCATTCTGCGTGGCACCTACTTTTTCCAATGAATTGTAGAAAAGTTGCAGAGCTTCTGGGCCTGATAGTTTTTGAAACTGCTCAATCGTTACACCAACCAAAGGCGCAATGTTGGTAAAAAAATCAGCTAAAGGACCACCGCCAGTTTGTTGAAAATCACCAATCCGGTCTTGCATATCCTTCATTTTATCTGCAAATGACTCCATGCTTATGCCAGCCGTTTCAGCACCTTTGGCATAAAACTGGAAGTCAAATGTAGAGGTGTTTGAAAGCTGAGATAGTTTTTTAATCTCATTTCCAGTATTAATCACTTGATTAGTGAATGCCGCTAAACCACCGACCGTTACTCCAGCGAAAGCCGCACCTAGAGCATTTACTGCAAACGCAGAAACATTAAAGCTGTTTGCAATAGTTTGGCTTGTGCCTTTTGCCTTTTTCTCGGCTTGGTTCATTGGTTCAACAAAATTACCAATCTTAGCCACTAGATCAAGCGTTAATGTTCCTAGCTTTGTACTCATATAAACCTCTAGGCGTAAAAAAACCGCCTATTGGCGGTTTGTAAAATTGGGTTTTTAACTCATTTCAATGGATCGAATACTTCCATGCATGCTAAATAATATTTTGCAGAATACTCATTAATCGATTCGTCTTGATACTCTTTGGTTGAAAATTTAGGTTTGCTATATGCGTCCCTTAAAATCATTTTTATCAGGTCGTATTCCTTTTTCGACATATCGCCATTCTGATATGATTGCTGAATATTTTTCAGGGCATCTGATAGAGGCAAACCTTGCTGCCTAATAGACATAGCAGCTTTTGCCATCGCCATAGCATTTAAGCACTTTTCTTCTTGATATTCACTTGATGACGCGCTGGCATTCGACGAACCAACCAATACCCCTAAACATAACCACAATATTTTTTTCATTATTTATACCAAGTCATAAACATTATTAATTGCAAGTTTTACACCATAACTACCAGTGCTGTCAGCATCTTTCCAGCCGCCATCTATAACTGCCGGCACAATTTTATTTATAACTTTTCCTGCCAATTTGGCTGCATCACCCCTACTTAAATAACCTACAAGTAAGCCATTGATCTCGACCTTAACAGCATTCTTATCATACTGATTAAAAGGGTCTGAGCTGACTTTTGCCTGACATTCAAAAAACTTTGATTCTTCTTCTTTTGGCCCAGCTATTTTCTTTAAATTATTTTGATAAGCCTGCTCACCCACAATATTGTAGACGTATGAGGCATTATTTAAGGATGTATTTACATTTATTTCATTTGCTGCTTTTTTGCTTTTCAGAACAAACCAAATAACTGCGCCAATAATTATCGCTATTACTATTTCCACACCTTACCCCAAATATTTGTTATTCAAGACAAGATACTAATTTACCGCACAAAAAGAAACCTCCCGAAGGAGGTTTACTATCTATGCGGCTTCTTGCAGCGTATTTTTAATATCGTCCAAAACAGATTGATACCATTTAATTTGCTTTACTGGGGTACCGTCGTTGTGCTTTTTACCCGTATCTAGCATTTCACAAAACTTTTCACCTTTGGCAGTGATAACCCAAGCGCCATTGGCTTTCTCTTGGTATCCAAGCTGTTCAAGCACCATGTTTACCCTTCGGGCGCTAATTTTAGGCTCTACCATTTCACCAAGCTGAGTAGGCGTAAAGACCTGTTGTTTATTTTCCGCAATAAGGTGAGTTTCCCCGATTAATTCTAATGGGGATTGTCCTGTTAGTGCTTTGACTGCTTTATCCGTTGCCAAAACATGTTGATTGCCTTTAAAGCCGAGCGCCTTGTACATAATTGCACACTGCCGAGTGATCGAACCGAGTTGTAAAGGTTTTTCCTTTTGCAATTTTGGCTGCGCCATTTCTTTAACGGCGAAATAACAATCTTCCAGTTGCTCAAAAACTTCCCATGCCTGTTCTGTGTCCAGAATCTTCGCATGGCGAGCTGCGCCTTTTTCAGTCCATAAAATAAGAGAGCGAGCATTTGGACTGACTACCTGAAAGTCAGTCAGTGATTTCTTAAAATCACGTAGTTCATCGCCCTCAACTTTAAAGAAGTGCTTACCTTCAATAAATCTTTCTGAGTTTCGAGAGTGGTTCTTCTGAATGTTGATTGCTTCCGTACCGTAATAAGTCGCCAACTGTTCAGTTGTCAGCACTGGGGCAGACTTATATTCCACTACGTTTAAAGCTTGTTGTTCAATTTTTACTACCGCATTCATGCCGCAACTCCTAATTTTTCTTGTTTGATTTTGTCGAAAAGCTGTACATTATCAAAACACAGACACCCGTCCTCCCATTGGTTGGCTTTTTCCAAAGCGATGTGTGCTAATGTTTTTATCAGGGTGTTCTCCTCCGCCTTACAGTGTATTGATTCGCATAGCGCGTACACATCGTCTAATGCTTTTCCCGCTTCATCGACAAACTCCAGTAAACGAGTAAGTTCTCGCTCACTGATTAGGACTTGTCCCTCTTTGGTAAATTGAGTAATATTAGTCATGTTGCTTTTCCTATATTGCGACTTCATCAAAGCTCCGTACCGTCCAAAGTCAGGGGCTTTTTTGTTGTCTGTTGGTTTCATGCTTTCGCATTTCCTTCAAGTTTCAATTTAAGTTCTTCTAAATTCTTCACGATGAAGTTATTTAGGGAACGCCCATCTTTTTTAGCTTGTTCAGCTAAAAAAACCTTTAAATCTGGTGGTAATCGTAAGTTGTATTGCTCGTTTTTATGCCCAGACATATTAAATACTCCAAGTAATACCAATCAGGTATTGGTGGATATTTAATATTAATCAGGTAGTATTGTCAATACCTGAATAATATTATTATCATGCCATTTTTAAAGGTTTAATCTTAGGCGGTTTTAAATGAGCAAAAGCGGTGGAAATTTAACAACACAATATAACCTGCGCTGGTCTGATGACTTAAAAGAAAAAATTGCACAATCAGCGAAGGAGCACAATCGCTCAATGAATGCCGACATCATTGCCCGCCTAGAAAGTTCCTTTAATAACTTCCCCAACCCTTCAATTGAAAGCCTAGAAGCTTTTAAAGCTCATATGGATGATCAAAACACCCGTTTAATGAAACAATATGAACTTTTAGTAGAGCAAAACAAAAAACAAGAGGCTTTACTACTTGAGTTGCAAGACTTTCAAGAGTGGAGAAAATTAAAGAAACCGACCTAAGTCGATTCCCCTCCAAAATTCTGCATCATGTATTCTTCGAGCGACATTTCTTGTGGCTGATCTTCATTCGGCATAAATGCTTTCGCATTCACATCCTTTGCCCCTTTAGAGCTAAGGTATGTCGCCATCAAATTACCAAAACCTTGCTCAATCCGCCTACCAACAAAAAGAGAGCCCCTCTTTTGACGAAAGGCTTTCCATGTTAGGTATTCTTGATGGGCTATTCTTCGCTTGGCTTCAGCAATTGTTCTCCCTCCAATTCCGTTGATGACGAGCTCACACCAGAATTCTTCTTCGCCAAATTTTTCATCAGATGCTTTCCCGTGAAGTCATTAACCTCATCGGATACCTTATGCAAAGCATCAATGAGCTGTGGAAGTGCCGTACCAACTGTTTTTTCAGTAAATAAAGGCTCTTTGGTTTCTTTATTAAAAATAGTAGCAACAACACGGGCCTTGGATAAATCCGCCATAAGAACCTTTTGAGGGTCCTTGCCGCGCATCAAATTTACAACTTCATCGTACGAAAGGACTTTGATACCAACGTCGACAGAGTATTCCTTATCACTAATAAAGAATGAAGCTTCCTTATCAACAAGATTTACAACCGTTTCCTGCGATAATTTTAAAAGCTCGTCCAAACCTAATTTGATAGGCAATTCAACTTGTTTAACTTCTTCTGTCATTAAGGAGTCACCACGCGTGGAGTTGTTACAACCGCTGAAGTACGAACAAGTGCGAATGTATAACCAACCAATGCATCCTGCTCAATCGTTGGTGAAGATGGGTTGATGTAACCTTCAAATGACCACCAAATACGATCTTCCGGAAGATCAATACCTGCAACCGCTTCATAGGTCGGCGGTGTTTTTGAATGGCTTGAACCCACATACCATTTAACTTTATCACCTGAATCAGCCAATTGAATTAACTGTAGGTGACTTGCATTTTCATCATCCAGATCAATCTGAATTGAGCCTTCACCTGGATCACGCAGCCCACGCTCGTAGTCTTTTGTATCCGAGTCTAGGCAAGTTGAGTCGATCTTGGAGAATGAATCCTCTCCGAATGAAAATGCTTTAGGGCAAGTGAAACGAACCACCGCACCATCTACTACCGCGAATACTTGCGTACCCTGAGATTTAACATGTGCCATGAGTAGCTACTCCTCAATTTTTAGGCATAAAAAAAGCACCCGGTTGGGTGCTATGTGGAAAATTCTGTTTATCGATCTACAAACCAGTTTGAATCAAAACCAGTTCTATAAAGCTTTGTAATTGGTTCGCGCTCATTGCCGCGCAGATCTGTCACAGTACATGAGTTATCAAGCTCTAAAGCTTTTCGTACTGCTTCACGAATAGTTCGCAATTGCAGTGGCTCTAACGTGTAAATATCAATTTGAATCGTGATGTGATCAGTATTCGCCGGGCAATCCAAATGGTTTTGTGGAATCCCTGAAATATCCTGCCAAACTAAATACGGCTTCTGCGGTGCATCAGGTGCCAGACCAAATTCATAGACACGTAAAACATTGCTGGATTTCAGAAAGGCCTTAACCTCATCACTGGCATTGAGCAATTTAAAAATAGGTGCTGTCATGTGACCCCACTTAACGCTTTTGTGATTTCAGCATCGAATACCTGAGCAAACTTAGTTGTGGCTTTATCAATGTTTTGAGATAAGGCAGGACGCATAAATGGGGTGGCTGCTTGATGTGAATTACCAAACTCAGGCATCCTCCAATATGTGGTATTTCCGCCTGACAATCCTGATAAAGCCTCCCGATTGGAATTCTTATTCATGGCGGCTCCACCGCGAACACCAACACGCAAAATAACCTCATTGGCGTTTCGAGTTTTACCACCTTGAACCATGATATTTTTATGAATCTTTTCGCGAGTTTCTGGATCATCGATTGCCTTGGCATTTGCGCGTGCAGCATCACGGACAATATTCATGGCTTGCCGACCTGCTTTACGTGCAATTTGCTTGGCTTTTTTAGGGTTTGAAAGTTGATCCAATTTGCGTTTTAGCTGGTCCATACCTTCAATATTTAGCTCGACTGCCATGATGATTCACCTTCAGCAAGGTTCAAAGTAATCCACTCCAAACCACTTTCATTATCTGGAATCGGATCACCGTCAATTTTCCAATACTTGCCACGGAACAACACGCGCATCGTTGAATTAATCTGACTTGCTGTTGAGCTGTATCGAATACGGCACCGCGCTGCCATGGTTGAATTAATGGCTTGGGCTTGAAGTTGATCTTTTGTAGATAAAGCGTCAAGTTTCCCCCAAACTTTGGTGAATTCAGTCCAGATGATAGGTACATGACCTGTGACCTGATCTTGATCGCCTTCTATTTCATGTTGAATAGTGATGCGGTGGGGTAATTTGCCTGATTGCATAAATCACCTCATGGTTTTTTTGGTGGACTTGTTGGCCGTGGTCGCGGTGGCGTGAAACCTGGAACAGGTCCAGACGGAGCCGCATGTCCTTGTGTATCAGACTTACCTAATGGTTGGTAACCACCTCGATTTTTATGGCAGCAATTACAGCACTTACAACACATAAATCACCTATATAGCCGTTGGTGTGCGATACGGATAAAGCAAAGCACGCACAGCTGGTGGCAAATAATTATCAATAATGGAAGATTCCTTGCTTGGCTCACGCTCACGATCAAACATGCCAACCATCAGCAAAACAGCGTGCTTTATATCATCTGGATAAACATTGTTTTCAAACGTATCTGTCACATAATTTAAAACCGCATTTTCAGCGGCTTTAATATACATTTCTAACATTGGATCATTATCTTCAGTGTCATATCGCAAATGCTCACGCACTTGATCAATAGTGACTATGCTCATGATTCACCCCCATTTCTTTTGAGCCAATTTGAAGTTTTCATGGCTAAATTCACCTGAATGATCCTTTTCACAGTGCCATAGAGAGCCTTTATGCGTCACAAACTGGCCTGATTTATACTGATTTTCAGCCTTAAAAATGCCTTGATACTGGCCTTTTTGGCCTGAATTTTCGGTATTTTGAGGTGTATTAGGTGCGGATTTACCAAAAGGATCATCCATCTGGTCGCGTTTAGACAATGCCTCCAGCGAATAGTTCTGCTGTTGCATGTAAACCGTGTCACCGCCAACCAAAGGTTCTAAATTGAACTGCTGACGCGCCTCATTAGGTGTAAAGATTGAAGCTTTCACACCACGTTCCTGAATGCCCATTTTTGTTTCTTTGTCCATGCGGAGTAGAGAATCAACATCAAGGAATATTTCAAGGCCACGCGCTTTTAAGTCGAATGCATCATCAAGCAGGTTTTCAATAGCCTCTACTGGACTTTGGAGACAGTCAGAGAAGTAGATTTCATTCAGATCACCAACCTTCTGCCCCGCTGGAATCGTTCCATAGCCCACCTTAAAGGCTGGCACATGTAGTACCGAGCAAATAATTTCGTTCGACATTTTTAGTTGCTCAATCGTCTGAGTATCCGAGGCCGTCATGCTGATTGGCTGATACTTCAGATCATCACCGAGTACCGCAGTTTTACCGATGTTTTGGCCTGTATAGTTCGCATTCCATGCTGCACCGATGGCACGTGCTTTATCTTCTGAAATCGCACCTGGTGCAACCAAAATGCCGCTTGGTCGACTCATGTTCCCAAAAGAAGTTTTGGAATTTTTCAGGATGTTTAAACCTAGTCCCGCTGAAATTCCATAAGCAGTAATGGCCGGAATACCCACCAGTGGATGATAAAGACAGTTTTCACGGTCATGAATGATTTCAGAGGCCGGAACAACAACGGATTCTGTCCCATTCAGCCGATCAACTCCCAGCTGGTAAAATAATTGACCATCATCACTGATCAACGGCTTTGTCTGATCTGGATTCAAAATAACAATTTTAACTACCTGCCCAAATACATCACGCACCTTAAATCCGTATGCATTACCGCGTAATTTTCGGCAGATCATCCAGAATTCTAAAAACTGCTGCCAGTTTTGGTAATGGTTTGGACGTTTAAGGACAACCAAGTCATCAGGAATGGGTGCATCAACTAAAATTTCGCCTTTCTGTCTTTTAAGCAAAACACCCATTTTCCCAATGTCTTGAGAGATCAGGGAAATACATGAGAAAACTGCAGGATGTGCCGCCAAATCTTCCCGGGTCAGCTCATCGTTTTTCTGCCAAGCGCCAGAATAAGGCTCGTGCACGAACAATGATGTCCAGCTGCCGCCTGAATTGACAGACGTTAGCGATTTTTTACGGAAAAGTCTGTCAAAAAATCCCATGGTGCCCTGCCTTATTCGTCTTTAGGTTCTTCGGTTTTGGCCTTACGTGCTGCCTTTTTTGGCTCCTCAAAAGCCTCAGCAACGCCTGTTTTAATCAGGATATTCGCTTCAAATTCGGTTACTTCTAGCACATCGCCAACATTGGCATTGTGCATAACCTTTAAATATTTAACTTTCATAGCTGTTCCTATAGCTAAACAATTTAATTTGCTTAGGTATAAAAACAGCCCCTTTCGGAGCTGTTCTTTTGGTTAGGCTGCAGCGTAATCAAGATACGCAGCAGCAACTGGACGGCGTTTTGCCCAAGTAATGAACTTCTCAACACGTACAGCAAACTTGTTTTCTTGCCATAAGTTGTGAGTAGTTGCACCATCAACCAAGGTTGCTTGGTCAGAGTAAGACACATCCACGCCACCGTCTTGAGCAAGCAAGATTTCAGAGGTCTTCACAAGGATGATCTTGTCACCTGCGGTCTGAGAAGTGACTACAGGAATACCCATCAAGGTACGCTCACCACGTAATGCCATACCCGCAAAGTAAGTATTACCTAGCGCATCACGTAGCAAGCTAATTTGAGCTGCACGCGTTTCAGACATGATGAGGTAAGCACCATCAAGACTGAGGTTGTTAGTCACAAACGTATTGATCAAGCTTAGCAAGTCAGCCTCATACGCTGCTGCAGTGGTGCCTGTGTCGGCGGTAACGGTTACTCCGTTCAAAATACCCGCTGGGCGTGATGTGCTTGATGCAGTTGCGTCAATGAATGTGCTATCGATCAATGCTGCAGATGCTGCGATCAAGTCATCACGAACCAACATATCCACTGCAGGATCCGAGCGACGCATCAATTCCTGAGTGTAGACAGTGATGGCTGCAAGCTTATGCTCTTTGATTTCAACTTCACCGTACGTTGGGTTTGTTAATGGCTTAGCTGCGCCTTCACCTACCCATGAAGCAGTACCGCCAGTTAATTGGCTTGGGATCTTCGAGTTGAATGGAACTGCACGGAATCCCTGCAACTTGTCAAAGATAGTTGCATTACGCAGCATTTCCACGAACTCACCGACCAAACGGTTTTCATGAACCAATGCAGATGCAAAGCCGACTTCAGTTGTAGTGCCTAAAGTCGCTTTGGTCACAAGGTCTTGAACTTCGTCTCCGAAGCCCATTTGTTTGGCCATGTCTACCGGGGCAATGAAGTTACCGCTTTTTGCTGCCAAGGCGCTTGCAAGTTTTGCACGTGCATACTGAGCAAAACCAATACCTTTAGGCAAAGTTTTTACGATTTCAACTTTAGGAGTTTCCGGGTTTGGATTACCTTCCGCTGAAGCTTTGGCTTGCTCAGGAGTCTGACCAGCAACTGGTGTTGCACTTACTCCAGCTGATTCAGCCTGTTTGATCATGTCTTTAACACGGTCAATGTTTTTCTGAATCGTAGCGATTTCAGCGTCAATTGCATCAATCTGCTTTTCTTCATCTTCATTTGGTGTTTGGCCACCGTCAAGTGCCTTGGTCACGATGCCTTGTTTCTCAGCCTGTTTAGCAGCAAGTGCATCAAGCAACTGTTTTAAATACTTGTTCATAACTTTACTCCACCCTTTGTTGGGCAATTCAATTTGACTACTACGTGTTTTGTTTCTGCCGAATCGCCAGCAGCGGGTTTTTCTACTTTCGTTTTTTGCGAATCAGTACCAAGCGCGGTGCCTGTTTGCTCGAAAGATTTAGAAATCGATTTAATTTCAGTAATGGATGCTTCGGAATTTGCTGGAACAGTTACAGCTGACAGCTCGAACCATTCCCATTCCTTGAAATGCAATCCCCAAGAACGCGGGATGTCTTCAACCGTAATGCCACGGAAACCAATAGACAGGCCTTTCACCAAGCCAGACTTTATTGATTGCCAAGCCTCCTCAATGCGGTCACGCAGCTTGCCGTCTTCTTCAATCTTGGCGATCTGCACGGTTACCTCGATCCCTTTGTCAGTCACGATGGCCTCGGTGACTTCCCCAATTGGCTGTGAGTGCATGTGCTGCCATAGAAATGGAATTGGCAAAGCGAACTTAGCGCCTTGTGGATCTACGATGTCATCGGCACGATCTGGTGTCGGGGTTGAAGCAATCCCTTTAATAATTCGCTGCTCAGCATCAAATGATTTGACCTGTAACAGGCTATAAGCCTTGCTCATCGGCTTTTCTCCTAGAACGAAAAAAGCCCGCATGATGCGAGCCTTTGGTTAATTTAAAAGTCAGACGAAAAAGACGTTGTATTCTTTTTCAGTTGGCTCCGGATTCATACTCATCAAAGCCACAGCGTTAAAAGTTGCAATCAATGGGTCAATCTTCCCGACGCCTGATTCCTGTTTGCTGATCATCATGCCGTTACCCTTAACGACTGCACGCGCATTACCAACACACCAGGTCATCAATCCTTGTCCAGCATGGTAAAGATTGCCTTCAGCAAGTTTTCGCTCGGTTGTTAAGATGTAAGACATGAGCTTAAACCCTTGTTGAACTGCAATGAGCTTATCTTCAGGAATGCCAGCATCGAGCAAGCCATCTAATAGACCACCAAGGCCAAGCGGATCAAGTCCAATCTTGTCGAGCTTGCCCGAGTCATAGACCTTTTTTGCAATTGCTGCTAGTTGGTCAATGTCATCACCAACACGCTCAACAATGGTTAAGCTGCCTTCTTTTTCATAATCAGCATACTTTGGCGCGTTCTCTTTGCGTCTTTCGACTGCGGTTTTATTACACCAAGCATGGTTCCATAGCCACCAAATTCGAGAATTTCCCTTCAGCCTACCAAGAGCACTAAACCCCAAAAGATCATCAAGCCCCCCACCATCCAAACCAAGTGTAATTAATTCTGATTTCTCAATTAGTCGATCAAGTGTGATTGTATCTCTGGCTTGTTGTAGCCAATATTCAGCACC